GCGTTTCAATGCCGCGCTGCAACTCGCCAACCAATGCCTGGTTGGGGTTCATCGTCATGCCTTCCAATGCAATCGCCAGGCGCGCACGGGCATCGCGCCCCTGCGGCCCAAAGAAGCCGCCCAGAAGCCCGCGCTGTTGCTGCGGCGCAGGCGCAGGCATGGGCGTTTGTGCGGGCGCTTGGGCAGGCTGCGATTGGATGCCGCGAATGGACATATCTTGAACCTGCTGCACGTTGGGATTCATCGGTCGCCCGAAGGCCCGCATCAGTTCTTCCATGCTGATTGCCATGTTACGCCCCCAATAGTCCGAAGAAACCGCCGCGCCGTTTGGCTTCATCAGCCAATCGCGGATCTTTCTTTTGCGTGATGATGTTAAGCAGGTTCGCCAGAGGTGCAGCTTCTGCATCCTGCGCAATGCCACGGCTTGCAGCGAAGCGCGAAAGCAGCCCCATGCCCTCGAATGGATCGGCGGCAGGCATGGCCATTGCAGGCGCTGCGGTTGTCACGCCCATAGACAACGGCATTTCAGGCATAGGCAGCCCGGCAATGTCTGCCGCATAACCCAGCCGCTTGTCCATGTTCGGAATGCCGGGGCGCAAAAATTTCTCAGAATAGATGCGCGCCGCCTCAATAGGATTTTCTACACCCTCAAGCGCTGTATATGCCGCCCGTTCCGGCCCTTGCAACTCATACATGGTGAAGTCTAGCTGCGTTTGCAGATCGTCCAGCGGCGCACCTCGTGCGGCTGCAAATTGCTCATACGCCACTCGGCGCGGGCCGGTCCATTGGTTTAGGCCAAAGCCGCCACGTGAGCCTGCCACAACGGGAGAAATCTCGTTGATACCGGGCTGCAAGCCGCTTTCCGCTTTCATGTTCGCAACGATGCCCTGCGCAACAGGCAGGGACAGTCCTCGCGCGACCAATCCAGCGATGATTTCCTGTTCCATCAGAGCAGCCCAAGCCCCAGAGACAGATAGTTAAACAGGCCCGGCTTCTGGGTCTGCGTCTGCGTTTGCTGCCCCATGCTCGCGCCACCAAGTGCTGCCAACGGAAGCGTCAGAGCCTGCTGCGGAGCGCCAGTGAAGCCAGCATATTGCCCCCGCGCGGCGTCAATCAGAGACTGCATCAGGCCTTGCTGCAGCGCGCCTTGCTGCATTTGCTGCTGGTTCAGTTGCTGGCCGAAGCCGAAGCCCTGACCGGCAAGTTGGGACAGCATCTGCTGTTGATTTTGCGCCGCACCGAGAGCCGTGTTGAAGCCCTGCATGTTCAAGTTGGCAGATGTGTCAGCCAGTTGTTTGATAAAGCCTGCGTTGGTCTGCGCCTCCGCCACGCCTTGGCGAGATCCACCGAAAGCCCGCGCTGCCGTTGCTTGTGCGCCCAGTTGGTTCTGCGCCATCTGTTGCGCCGCGCCAATGTCGCCCATCGTGCGGTTGATCACTTGCTGCTGGAACGGGTTGGCAAACTGCGCAATGTTCGGGCCTTGCAGCGCGGCATTGTAAGCGCCGGCGGCTTGATTGAACACGTTTCCGCCTGCCTGTGGCTGCATAGTTTGCGCGGGATTTGATGCGCCTGACATTTTACTTGCCTCCACTGGTGGCTGTCGTAGTTGTAGGCCGCGCCACTGGGCGGCTAGATGAGGTTGGCGCGCCCTGCGGGCCGGAAAGCGCTGCGGCAACCCTATTAATGGTGCTGCTCGGATTTGCCGTATTCACGCCGCCCGGAAGGTAGGACATCGGCGTGTTGATTGATGTAGTTCCACCCTTCCCCCCGCCAGATGTTCCAGTTCTGACAGGAACACCTCCGCCACCGCCCCCGCCACTCATTGCACCGATTAGTGCTGCGCTTGTTGGCGTGTTCGGCGTTATTTGTGCGCCACTGGTCCCAAACGGCGCAGCCGGCGCAGCGCCCGTGACTGGGTTGATGAATGGCGCAGTCAGGGCCGCATATTGTCCCGGCGCTTCAGCACGCAGCGCGTCAAGCGATTGCTGATAGAGCGGAGCCGACGAATAGCCCTGCACTCCGCCCGCAAAAGTCTGAGGTGCTGGCATCCCCGCGCCTTGCGCGGTGGGCATCCCGAACGCCGCAGCGGCTTGGTTTGTGCCTTCAAACGCTGCTTGCTGCATAGGGCTGAACGCCGCGACATCCGGCCCGTAGTATGGAGTGTATCCAATCTGGGCCAGTTGATCAGCGCGCGCTAGATCTTGACGCGCCGCGCTTTCCAGCCAAGCCGGAACCTTTACTTGCGTTGTGGAGCTTCCGCCTTTTCCGCCGCCGCTCATTCGATTGCCCTTTCCATCACGATCATCACGGGCTTAAAGCCATGAGGCGCAAGCACTCGTTCCCAGCCTTTGCGCCCTGACATTGTAAGCGCCGTGCAACCCTGCGTCCGGCCCCATGCTGCTGCACTGTCTATCATGTCAACCAGTTCATCCATCTGACCGCCGGCCAAAAAGATATGCAGCACCTTCTTTCTAGCATATTGGACTATCTCTGTCACGGCTGCGCTTTTCTTGCCCGGCCATATCTGCATTCGGCCCTCAATGATACCGCGCTCCACATCTTCATAAATGTGCGTGTCGCCGCTGTATTCCAGCGCAGCCTCAATGTGATGGCGGTTGGCCTCGATGATATTCATGCCTGCACCCTTGTAATTGCCAGCGTCACGGAAGGCGATGCCGGTGCGTAAGCCGTTGCCGCGTGCGCCTTTAGCGATCCGTTGGTGCTGGACGTTGCCCACATCACATTCAGCACATCGCCCGCTGTCATGCTGAAGATTGCCGTGCGGCTGACCACAATCGTTGCGCCGTTGTTGTGCAAGCTGGCCACGATGGTGCTGCCCGTTACGTCAGACGTATTAATGCGCGGCCAAAAGCGAAACTCAATTGTGCTGGCCGACGAGGATGCGATCTGCGCCGTAAACGAAAGCTCATATAAGCCTGTTTCCACAAACGTGATGTCTGTGAGCGGTGATCCTGTCAGCGTGATGCCCTGCAGCGCAATGCCGTCCAGTGTTATTTTATAAGCCGTGTCTGCAGCGGCTGCTGTAACGTCAGCATCTTGGCCAAGAATGGCGTATCCATCGGCCAAGAGGATTTGCCGAAACACGCCGCCCTTGGACACAACTGGATAGCCGTTGGCCCGATCCCAAAGAATAACGCCATCCTCATTTGCGGATGACGCTGCTTCCTTGGCGGAAAGTTGCGATTGCGCCTTGCCGAGATAGCGCCGCAGATCCTCGGCCCATACCTGCCAGCGCTCGCCAATGACGGGCGGAACCCTCACCGCAATCCTCCGGGCTTCATGTCAAGGCTTGGAATGCCAACCCGCCAATCGGTGGCCGTGCCGTTAATCCGCATCCGCACCTGCCGCCCGGTAAAGCGCACATCGGTAGGATTGGCCATCGTGTAAGGCCCGTAGCTGCGTTCCGTGTCGTTTGGATGAAACCGCGTTTTGAACGTGGCCGTCACTTGGCCTTGCGTCTTTTCGTCCGGGATCATCATCGTGCAGACAGCCACCTGATCTCCAGCCCCAAGGCTGATTGGCCCGCTTTCGGCATAGATGCTGGCGCCGCTGTAGGATGTGCCTGTTTCGTGATTGTATGCTTGGCCGGTGGCATCAATCCAGATTGGCGTTGCGAAAACGCCCCGATCTATGCCAGCGGTGCGATCAAGTGTGCCAATCGCCCAGTGGCGCTCAAGGTAGTTAAACGACACATAGCGGTCGCATTCGGTCGCTCCGCTTGATGGATAAAACCACCAGATTTCCGAGTGCTGCGCGTTGGACACTGCCCAGATATGCGAGCGGCGCGTGCTGCTGATGTCGCTGAAAACGTAATCCACGACTTCGCACGGCACTTCCTGCACGGTCCCGCCCGCATAGACAAAGAACGATCCGTTCCCCATCCAGAACACGCCCTGATCCACAGATGCCGCAGCCTTGCGTGAGATTGTGCCGCAAGCAGATCCAACCCGCTCGAAGCCATAGACAAACGGCGGGCCTTGATAGGTTGCCGTGTGCGCGTCAATGTCGGTCAAGATCAGCGTTTGCCCGCGCGTGCGCAGTGCCTGCATGATCTGGCCGGAAGTCTGCAGTTCAAGATCGCCCGCCTCGTTAGTCGCGGCAGGCGTCCACAGTTCGCGGTCTTCGCGGTCTGACCATTGCACAAGGCGGGGATTGCCGCCCGCGCCCAAGGCGAACAGGAAGCGTTCTTCGGTGACAATCAGGCCGAGGTTGTTGGTTGGCGCGTTTGGAATGGTGACGCCGTTGTTCAACACGTCCAGATCCCACGCATACAAATCGCCGTCCGCGTTGGAGCAGGCAACCAATTCTTCGCCCCAGTTGTCCAGCGACCACGTGGTTGCCTCAATAAAACTGCCACTATCGGATCTAGGCGTTCCATATGCGCCAACGCCGTAAAGCCCGCCGCCATAGCCAAGGTTCTGCGTTGCGACAGCAACGCCCGTGGTCAGACCTGCAGGCGTGATGTCTGTGATGGTTCCGGCCTGCGAAATGGCATAGAGCTTATCCCACATGCCAACAGCGATATAGCGGTTGTTGTTCAAATCCCGCCAAGCGTGCATTCCGCGCGGGACCGCATCGTTGATGTCAAACCGCGCCTCCCAGCCTGCTACGGGCCGCATGGTTCCGTCAGCCCAGCGCACCAAAGACGCATCGCGCCAGCGGCCTGACGCTTGCAAGTCGGTGCCGTTGCGATAGACACCGGCTGGGATGGCGAGCGGCACCAGAGGCATGCGTTACACCTGCGCGTAGGTCGTGAAAAACGTGTCAAGCTGCTCTGCGGTTTTGCCCTGAGCTGCGCCGAGGGCAACGACCAGAGCATCGTTCCGCAGCACGACAGACGGCGCGATAGCGCGGGCCTTGGCCGCAAACTGCTGCTCCGCTGGGAGCGTTGCAATCAGGCTGAGAACAGGCGCCGGCAGTGTGCCAGTGAGCCACGCATCGCCTTCTGCTTCGGTGATCCACGCCTCTGCGACTAGGCCGATCAGGAGTTGGGCGAAGGACAGGGACATCACTTCCCGTTGATTGACCTTAGCAGCTTCAATCTTTGCCGTAACAGCATCGATTTCTTCCTGAGTAAACTGACGAACAGTTTTAACCCCAGTTTGAGCATCCGTGATTTCTTCAGTGAACATCATCAGACTCCATACACCCGAATAGTGCCAGCATCGAAGGATGCACCAGCACTCCATGTAAACGAAATAGACGTTGACCCAGCACTAAAAACACAGTCAAAAGCTCTTGTTGTGCCAGCACCGCTTCCATTTGCCGGAGAGTCAGTAATCAACCCAATCCCAGTGCCAGAAGCGATCTCAAGGATTGTTGTCCCGCGAAGTGTGGATGCGCTGTCATAAGTAGTGGTGGCTTGAATGCCCTCAATTTGAAGAGACTGATTAACGCCGCTGTTATGAGAAACACCAATATAGGTGATGAACAAGTAGTTGTAGTTTGTCAGGCTGAGGCCGCTCAGTGTCTGCGTTGTTCCTGACGTGGTTGTGAGCGTGCCAAGCAAGGACATCTTGAAGGCATCAACATGCGTCTTGACCGCTGCGCTCGTCGGCAGGGTCGTGTCATTGTTATTTGACGCAATCGTTTCCGAGGCTGTGACAACCGCTGCGGCTGACAAGTCTAGTGTTGGGTTGCCACTTGCTCCATCACCATTTGTCACACTGACAAACGTGCCGCCAGTGATTGTTCGGGCCGCTGCTGTGCCAGCACCAGTGCGGGCAACGAGGCCATTTGACGAAATGCCCGCAATAGCCGTCAGATCCGCATCAAGCGCCTGTTTGCCATCAAGCTGGGTCTGGATCGCCGAAGTCACGCCGTCAACGTAGTTTAGCTCAGTGACCGTCAGCGTGGCGCCGTCAAGGATGTTCAGTTCCGCCGCGCTTGATGTGACCGCAACGCCGCCGACTTTCCACAGCCCCGCATCGAGGTCCGGCTTGATCGCAGTCGTGCCGTCAAGCAAGTCATCCAGCTTGTCCGCGTTCGTGTTCCAATCGGTCCCCCAAGCGTTATCGTCGCCGCCAACGTTGGGCTTATTGAGAGCGAAGGTTGTGGTCGTCGTTCCCATTATTTCATCCTCATCCGCAGCGGTGAGCCAAACCGAGCCGCGTTGCTTTCTTCTTCAATTTCGTTCATTGCCTGCGCCAACAATCCAGCCCAAACGGCAATGCGCGCGTCATCCTTCAGGTATGGCGCAGTATGCACCAGCGCGCCATAAAGATAAACGTCGGGGTGATTTGTCAGCAGCCAATTGGTATCCCCATCAGCCGACAGCGCCGCGATCTTAGCATAGTATGTGATTTGCCCGGTGTAGGACGTGCTTGGCGTGGGGAACAGTTCGATGTCGGTCCCGTTGTGAGAAAAGTAAACGGGTGCATCTGTAGAATTATCGGTCGCGGTCCGATAGCGTGTCAGGTCGTCCATGCTGATCTGCGTCAGAACGCGGATCGGGTTGGCGTCCATCGTGATGCGGATCGTTTCCAGCCAATCCGCCGGCAGTGCTTCAAACTGCGCGTCAATCGTCAGGCTGCCACGCGTGATCTGCCGATGCGAGCGGATCTTGCGATTGAGCTGCGCTTGGGCCAGCCGCACGAAGGTTGGGATGGCCGATGTGAGGTCGTCCCGGTTCAGAGTGTCTGCAATGGCCGTTTTGAGTGTGCCGAAGTTGGTGATGGTCATTTCTTCTTCGCCTCATTGCGGGCCGAAATGGCCTTAGCCTTCGCCTTGGCGTCGGCCTTGCTGGACGCGCCCCATGCGTTCAAGGATAACAGAAGCCGCGTCGGTTCGCCATCCTTGCGCTCAGGCCCCGGCATGTTGCCCATGCGGGCTAGGAACGAGGCGCGGCGCGGGTTGTCGCCAGACTTGACGGGCGCCTTCAGGTTCATGCCCTCAGCCTTGGCAGACGCGCGGCCTTTGGCGTTCAAACCGCCTTTCGGGTTCTTTCCTTCATTCCGCTGCCATGCCGGTGTTTTCATTTTTTCTTCGCCGTCTTTGCCGAAGCCTTGAACGCCGCAGCCGTGGGCGCGCCTTTGTCGCCAGGCTTCCGCATTTTCTCGCCAGATCCGGCCTTGATGCGGGCGCGTTTGGCGTTAATCGCAGCATAAAGACCCTTTGCCATCACTTCTTGCCCTTCATCATGCAGCGGCCCATGGCCTTGCACTTGGCGGGGTTCGGGCATCCCTTGCAGGGCGTAAACTTGACAGGCTTTTTCATTTCTTGCGTGCCTTTCCAGCTTTGCTGAAAGCGATGGCGATGGCTTGTTTGCGCGATTTCACGACGGGCGCTTTCTTAGGGCCAGCCGGATCAACACCGCCGTGCAGCGTTCCGCGCTTGTATTCGCCCATGACCTTGGCGACCTTGGCGTCTGCTTTGCTGGGTTTTTTCATGGATGGCCCCTACAATGTCAGCGCCACCCTAGCACATCACAGCACGCTTCGCAAATTGCGCCGCAGCGGTGCGCCCCATTCGTCATCCACCTGCCGATACCCGACAAACAGATAGCGCATGCTGTCTGCGCTATGGCTGGTCCAATCGTGCTTTGGCCTTGATCTCCAGGTTTTGCTTTTGTCGTCCCAATCGCGCTGATACTGCTTAAGCGCCTCAATGAGGCGGTTCAGTTTTTGGTCAATGAACGTGCGCGCCAAACCATTCCTGACAGCCTGAATGCCGTCCTCAATCGGTATGTTCGGCGCAATGGTGATGTTGCGCAGGCCAAGGCCTTCTAGCGTTTCAATGCGTGATACGCCGCTTCCAAGCTCTCGCACGCGGGCATCGTGGGGCAGGACATGGGCAAGGTAGGTGTAAGGCTTGTCTGCCAGCAATCGCGCGTAATGGGCCAACCCTTGGCCGCTGTCTTCAATGTGGTCAATGATCCGCACTTCGTTGCCGATGAACTGGGCGAAAATGATTGACGTTGTGTCATCCATCCCCAAGTCCCATGCCGTCACGACGCCGATCTGCGGCTCTGGCATGATGTTGCGAATGCGTCCGTCTGCGGCGATTTCCTTCATCTCTTTGCCATAGTATGCGCCAATGATTGCGGCTTCAAAGCTGCACTCAAATTCCTGATCGTAACGATCCGGCCCGATAGTCTTTAGCGCGTCGTTCAGTTCTATCTGCGAAATGATGAGCGTCTGCGAAGCAGGCAGGACAAGCGTGAACCAGTTATCATCCCGCGTTGCCTTGTCGTAGATTTCCCAAAACTCATTCTTGCCTTTCGGCGTGCCGATAAAGGTGGCGCGCCCCTGTCGATCAGCTAGAGCTGGCCGGATAACGGTCGGCCATGCGCTTGCCGGGAAGTCCGCTGGCTCGTCTAGCACCACATCATCAAAGTAAAGCCCGCGCATTGCGTCGTAGTTGTCGGCCCCGAACAAGCGAAGTCGCGCGCCGTTAGGGAAGTCGGCGCGCAGTTCGCTCTCGTTGTAAGCCATGCCTGGTATTGGCGCTGTAAATTCTTTGATGTAGTCCCACGCGATAGCCTTGGCCTGATTGAAGTATGGCGCAATGTATCCGCATCGGACGTTTTGCCGATTAAGGCTGATTGCCGTCTTGATTAGGTCGTTGATTGCGCCAACGGTTTTTCCGAAGCGTCTATGCGCCACGATGCAGGCGAACCGCTCCTTACGATTGTGGAACGGCATGAGCTGCTTTCGCGGCGCATATGGGATTTCAACTATCTGCATTTTTCCACTGGATGATCATCGGCCCGCCGTTTGTGCCAGATGCCTCAACCTTCTGGGTTGCCGTTCCATATTCCCGATCCATCGCAGTCTTGATCAGCCGCGTAATGTCGCTGCCCGTGAGGCTTTCAATCAGCATTGCGTCATCCTGAGCAGCCAAGGCTGCAAGCAATCGCGCCTCAAGCTGCTTGGCGAGTTCTGCGGCCTTCATTTCGGCCCGTTTCTGCTCTGATGTTTTTCCTGGCGGATTACCTTCGGGCTGTCCGAAGCGTCGGTTTTTGGGCGGCTTGCCTTTACCGACTTCGTATGTCGCTTTTTCCCCCATTAGCGAACACCTGCCTTTTCGAACATTCCTGCCACGATCTCGCCCACTCCGAGGTCACGTGCTTGTGAGAGGACGGCGCGGAGGTGTTCCGGCCATCCATTGGCGTGCATTGTATCAGATGCGCGGCTGTTTGCCCATAGGAGGCAGTCGATGCCATCGCATAGCTTTACGCGGTTGCTTGTGGATGCTGGGAGGCCGAGGCGCAGGGCGGTATCAGCTTCGGCCCAGTTATGGGCGTCTTTGATGATGGGGATTTGTTTTGCGGTATAGGATACGTCGCCTGTCCAGCTTTCTGGGGCGTCATGGAATAGGGCTTCCAGGAGTTCTTCTTTGGTGCAGTTTGGGAAGATGAGTGCGAGGAGTTGTGCAACGCGGCATTGATGGGCTTGGATACCGTCGCCGCTGTTGCGCAGGCGGTGGTCGGTGCTGTGATGCCAACGGCGGACATCAGCGCGCCAGATGCGGAGGATTTGGGTGGGGGTCATCTCGCCCTCACCATTTCTTCTGCCCGGATGATCTGCAACGCCTCATCCTGCCCTGCTTTGGTTAATTCCCATGTGGAAAATGTGGTATTGCCGCGCATGATGCGGTTTGACTTTGCCAGCCCGTCTTGGGCTAGTCCTTTCAGGTCGTTGACAACCAGATCCGGGTCGCGGTTCATTTTGCGGGCCAGTTCAAGGGCCAGCCACGGCACGAATTTCTTTCGGCCTTTGTGGTAGAAGGCAACCATTACACGTTCCTTCATATCATTTCCTCGTCTTCCCATCCGCAGTTGTGGCAGCGCCATGCGATGAGGTTTGTGCTTGGGTAGATGGACAGGCAGCGTTCGGTTTTCTTTTTTCGCCGATGGCTGCATTGCGGGCAAGTTGTTTTTCGTGATCCGGGTGGCGGCGGCGTAATGCCCCGCCAGATGAGGGTTTCGTGGTGGTGGTGGGTCATTTTGGCGGCTCCGGCAGGGGCATCCAGTGGGTGGGGTTTTCGTAAAAGCTACGCCATGCGCTATCCCATGCTGCGTAGGCCCAAGCGCCGCCACGGTAGTTTGCGTTTTCCTCTTCCCATCGGGCGACAACTGGCCGCGCGTTGGTTGCTGCAATGGCTGCATCTTGTTCAATTTGCTTTATCGGGTCGTTAAATGACCAATGATAGTTTTCATCGCCATCGCAGGCTGATCCGCCGCAGAGAAGAACCCACGTCCCATCCTTCGGCGCTGTCTCAATCGGTTGCCACTCCATCACGCCGCCACCTCCCAAGGCGCGAGTGGAAGCGTAATGATGATCGGCGGCGCTTCTCCGAAGTATGACCGCGCGACGTTGATGCGCTTTACCGGAATGCTGGCCTTGGGTGGCGCTTTGGATTTGGGCTTGTCTGGCACGTATCCTGTCCAGTTTGGGGCGGTTGTGCCGATGTAGTAACGCCAGCGGCCTTTGCTGAGTTGTTCGCGGCTGATTTTTTCGGTGCGCAGGAGGTATGTCATCATGCTGGTAAGCGACTTGTCATGCTCGCCGATATCGTCGCGGATTTCCTGCGGGGTTTTCGGCCCTTTCTGAAGGGCTGCGAGGATTTTGGTTTCGAGTGGGTGGGTCATGCTGCATCTCCAAACAATCCGCCCGCCGATGCCTCGGCTTCTTTCAGGTTTCGGTCGGCCATTGCGGCATATTCCGGCTTGAGTTCAAATCCGAGATAGCGGCGGAACATCTTGACCGCTTGATAGCCTGTCGATCCGATGCCGTTGAACGGGTCCATCACCACGTCGCCGGGCTTGCTGTAGAGGCGCAAGCAACGCTCAATAATCCCAAGTTGCAACGGGCACACGTGCTTTTCGTCGTTTTGTGCCTTCATGCGGTTTAGAACGTTGCCTTGCTCAATATCCATCCAGACGGGCGATGCCAGCTTTTGCCATTCGTAAACGTCAAACTCTGCATAGGGCAGGAGTGCGGCGATTTGCTCATCCGTTGGCGTTTCGGATGCAAGTCCTTGGCGATGCATTTCGTGCAGCCAAGCCTTGACGATTGGCATTGCGGCTTGCGTATCACCCGGCGCGGCGTGTTCCACACGATCCGGGTTTTCACCGGGGGCGCGGAAAAACAGCATATAGTCCGGCATCCCGACGCGGTTCATGGTGCTGTCTTTGCGGATCTGCTTGTAAAGCAGACCAAGGGCTTTGGTGCGCTGCATTTCAACTACCGGGTCTTTCCAGATCGTCGCGCGGCTGTGGTAGATCATGCCTGCATCGTCGTGCGCCTTGATCACTTCGCCAGAAAAGTCTTGCAGGCCGATGTATCCGTGCTTGCCCTTGCGGGTTGGCAGATCGGTAACATGGATGCAGGCGATGCGGCCAGGCTTCATGACGCGGGTCAAGGCTTCTGCAAAGAAACGATATTGGTTCAGGAACGCGTCACCTTCGCCAGCGTTGCCAAGGTCACGCTCGCTGTCGCTGTAAACGAACAGATCACCGAATGGGATTGACGTGACCATGCAGTCTACCGAATGCTCAGGCATGGCATGCATGCCCTCAATGCAATCCGAGTTATGCAACGCCCACCATTTACCGCTATATTCTGGTTGTTTGCTCATGCTGTTTTCTCCTCTTTGATCCATTCAGGAAACGCCAAGTCAATTGGGCGGTCGTATTTTACCCTGACTTGCGCTTCGGTTTGTGCTGATTTCATGGCATCGGCCATGCGGCGTTTCATTTCGTCGTGTTTGGCTGATTTGACGTTGATGACGTTCCAGATGCTGGCTTCTGTATCGCTGATTACGATGTCGTTGCGGACGCGTTGGGATTGGCCGAAGCGGTGGCTTCGCCGCTTCGCTTGGTAGTGTTGCTCATATGAAAAGCTGATGGAAGCGAAAACTGCATGGGCGCAGTGTTGCCAGTTGACGCCGAACCCTGCGAGCTTTGGCTTACAGACAATGGCGCGGTATTGGCCGTCAGCAAACCCCAGAAGTCGGCGCTCTTTTTCGTCAGGGTCTTGATCGCCGCGCACTTCAATGGCGCCGTTGATCATCTTGGCAAGCATGGCGCTTTCTTCATTGGTTTCGCACCAGACGGTGACGGGCTTGTCATGGTTTGCCAGTTCTGCCGCCATTTCGCAGCGCTGGCGCAGGGTCAGTCGCTTTTCCTCGTGGAAGCTGGTTGCGGACATTTCAGGGATGCGGAACAGCATTCCTTGCCCGATGTTTTCCATGCGGTCGGCTGCGACTTCGTGGATGCGCTCGTCGATCGGTGGCAGGATGTATCCCGTATCATCGCCGCCAAGGTCCGACGGCAGGGTGGCGCAACGCGACCATGACGCGACGAAAGCCCAGAAGTCGGCTTGTGCGTGGCCTTTGAGCCGCCATTCTTGGGAAGCTGTGCTGGTATCGTTGATAAACCATTTTGACAGCATTTCTTGCTGGCGCATGATGCCAAGGAACTCTGCGTGGTTTCCGAGTTCGGTGTGATCGTTTGGCGATGGTGTTGCGGTTGCTGCGAGTTTGTATGGCGTATCGCGGAATGCGTCTTGGATCAGGACGCGTGTTTTGCTGGCGTAGCTTTTGAGGATGCTGCTTTCGTCGAGGATGACGGCACCGAAGCTGGCTGGGTCAAGTTTTACTAGGCGTTCATAGTTTGCGACCATGACGCCTTGTCCGACTTCTGACTGCTCGCGAATTTGGCGTGCGTTTATGTTGAACTTCTGGCCTTCGCGGACCATTTGGCCTGCGACTGCGAGTGGTGTCAGGATCAGGGATGGCTTGTTGGTTTCTTCGGCGCACTGGCGCGCGAACTCAAGCTCGATGAACGACTTTCCAAGCCCTGTGTCCAGGAATGCTGCTGACTTACCTTGTTCGATTGCGAACCGCAGCACGGTATCTTGGTGCGCTTTTGCGGCTTCGTTGATTTGGTGCGGCGTGAAGCCTTGCTTGGCTGTGTGGCGCGCGCGTGATGCGATGAACGCGCGATATTCTTCTAGGCTCATTCTTGTTTCCTTGGGAAAAGCCCCCCGACCGAGGCCGGGGGTAGGTTAAGCAGGGAGGTTGTGCGCTGCTGCGCGCCCCCACCTTGCAACACGAAACGGGGGGCGGTCAAGTGCGAAGTGATGGGCTTTAATGTTTTCACATTACACGGAAGTTTTAACACGCCGTGTAAACTGTAAGTGCTTGGCCTGTAAGGGATTTCTTAAGATATTATACATTTACACATTATATATATACTTACATATCCTATCCCTAGACCCCCTATATGGGTCCCTCTTATGGGTCTTTATATGTCTCTTACGACCGAATTTGTGTAAACATGGTAAATTCAATGAAATCAATGACTTACACGATAAAAACACGCAAAAACATTGTGCAAACATGTGTAAACATCTTTCGCCATCACACAAGCGTCCAAATATCCGGCAGCTTGCCCTTCCACGGCTTCTTGCCTTGTTCGCTGCGGATCATCCCGGCCCGCTCCATCTTCGCAAGGATCGGTTCCAAGGCTTCCGGCTTCATCCGCATTCTGTTCGCAAGAACCCGCGTTGACGCGCCCTTTTCCGGGTCAATGTAGTTGATGACGCGCGCGGCGATGGCTTCCTCTGGGCGGTCCTTGGAGTTGTCATTGGCGAAGACCAGCTTGATCTTGGCATCAAGTTCGGAGCGCACATAGGCGAAGGCCCAGCGCACATGCTCCGCCGTTCTGGTGGCGGTCGGGATGGCAAGGATGAAGCTGATCTTTGCGATGAGTTCATAAGCGCGGCGGATCATGGCAACGGACGCCTCTCCCGTGTTCTCGCCCATGTCTTCGGCATATGCGTGCAGCCACTTTGACACTCTCTTAAGCATGTCGCTGGCTTCGTCTGTGGTCTGCACCAACTCGCGCGAACCGGCATACTCAACGCGCGCGCCGTCCGTCATCATGTCAAAGTTTCCGCCGTGGAAGATCTGCGCCAATCGCATGGCGAGGTTCTCTGGCATGGGGCGCTTTCGGAAGCCTTCGCGCTCTGACGGGTTGTTGTCTGTTTCCGCAACGATGATGGCGCGACCGACAAAGCCCTGCGTTGCCGTTTCCCCATCCATGATCTGGTCAAATGTTCCAGGCGTCGTGAACCCGACAACCGACAGGAAAGGCCTTTCCAACCCTTCATCAACCATCTTCAGCATCCGCCGTGCGCGGTCTGCTTGGTCGGTGCGCCCATCATCTTCGGCCTTGGCCATAGTTCCACTGAACAGCTTGCGCAATTCGCGCTTTGTGTCTCCCTGCAACAGCATTCGACTGTTGGCTTTGGAGTATCCCGACATGATCGCGCCAAAGACGCTTTCCAGATAAGCAGCGCCGCCCCTGCGCTGGGCGTTTCTGACCTTGATGAGAAAGATGCCGATTTCGTCAATGATGTAGTATGCGGCCTGATGCTCGACCAGGTTTCGCATGATTTCCTGTTCTGACTTGATGCCGCCCTGCAAGGCGTAGTGAACGCCGGCGGCGATGTGCAGATCCGTGCAAGCCTGCATGACGGCTTCCTTGCCGGTGGCAGAGGCGGCAACGCAGAAAGCCAATAGGTTCGCTGTAACGCCGTCACGCGCGTCTTCGTGGCGCAGGCCGCCGATATTGCCAATCGTCGCCAATGCGGCTGCGACAGCAAGCCTGCGGCGCGGATAACGGCATTGGCTGTCAATCCATGCGGCAACGTCTCCGACGAAGCCTGGCGGCGTCAGCAGATCAATGCCATCAAGCGAAAACGGTGGAGGAAAGGCGTCGTTGCTTTCCGGGGCTTCTGGAGATGGCGGCGCGAAGTCGTCAGCACTGAACTCGTCTTGCGGATAGGATTGCGACGACTGCCCGAATTTTGCCCCGTTATAGCCAGCCTCAAAGTCTGCAAAATCATCGGCGCTCATTTTTCAGTATCCTCTATCTGCTTTGCGGCCCACGCGGTGAAAGCCTTTTGTTCGCCAGGAGACATGCGCTTGAACAGTGCGCCGACCAGCCTCTTGATCTGCCTTGACGCAAACAAGGCATGGCCACCGCTGATCCCGCCGAGGCGATCCATCGCCGCCAAGGCGTAGCATTCAAGCTCTGCCGGGTGCGCGGTTTCGGCCCAGAAGCGCGCATCTTCGCGGGCTTTGCCATCTACCAACGAGAGCGTCGGCAAGCCAGCTTCACGCATGTGCAGCCAATCATAGCACGCCCAAGCCACAGCTTCGGCGTCATGCTCGGCCCAAATGTCCAACTCTTGAATGGCGCGGACAGCAACATGCGATGCGCGCCACGCTGTAAAGTCGTCGGCCATCAGCGCGAAACCCTGTCACACTGCACCGCAAAGTATTCCGAAAGCACCTCTAAGGTGCGAAGCGTCGGGTTTGCGTTGCGGCCATCGCGCAGCGCCGAAAGCGTGTTTCGGTGCAGACCTGTCTTCGCAGACACAACATCTAGCTTTCGATCGGCAAGAAGTTCCCTGATTTGGGCCATCGTCAACATTGTCTGATTTCCTTTCGTTGTGCATAGACGCACCGCTTGACATTCATGCGCGCATTTTGCAATGTGGTCAAGCCGGGTTGAGAGCCTGCTCCGGCCAGGCGAGGCACAAGGTGCCAAACAGAAAGGATACACTCCATGTCCATCATGGAACTAGCCCGCAAGCCGGTTGATCGGCATGTGATCGTCACTGTGTGTGGCGATGCCGGGCGCGGGAAAACGAGCCTTGCGGCTGCGTTTCCGAAGCCGATCTTCATCCGTGCCGAGGATGGGATGCAGGCCATTCCCGCAGGCAAGCGCCCTGACGCGTTTCCGTTGCTGCAAAACGCCACGCAGCTTTGGGAACAGATCACGGCGGTGATCCACGAGCCGCATGACTACCAGACGCTGGTGATTGACAGCGTTACTGCGCTGGAACGGCTGTTTGTGGCTGATGTTCTGGCGCAAGACCCGAAGGCCAAGAGCATCAACCAAGCCCTCGGCGGTTATGGGGCTGGGCCTGCCGCGATTGCAGCGATGCACCAGCGCGTCCGCAAGGGCGCGGGGTTGGCAAACGAAAAGCGCGGGATGCACGTTGTCTTCGTGGCGCACGCTGATGTTGAAACGCTGAAGCTGCCAGACGTTGACGATTATATGCGTTGGACGTTGCGCCTGCCCGCGAAGTCGCAGCCGCCATATACGGACGATGTAGATGTGGTCGGGTTCCTGCGGCTGGTGACTTTTACGAAGGGCGATGATGGCGACCGCAAGAAGGCGATCAGCACGGGGGATCTGGAAATGGTCTGCCATGCGACTGCGGCGAATGTCAGCAAGAACCGCTACGGCATCACCGAACCGCTGGAATACCGCCTTGGGGAAAACCCGCTGGCAAAAGTCATCCCGTCGCTGGGCGGGGAAAAACCGAAAACCCATGAAGAAGGAATTGAGTGATGGGGTTCTGGGATCTGAGCGACGGCGAAACAGCCGCCAACACCGGCACTGAATATGAGGTGCCGTCCGGCAGCATCAGGCCGATCCCCGCGGGGTCGTCGGTGCTGGCCATGATTGACGACTGCGAGTGGCAGATGAAGCAGACCGGCGAGGAGTTCATTTCTGCGCGCTGGACAGTCCTTGCGCCGGAGGAATACAAAAACCGCAAGGTGTTCCACAAGCTCTGGGTGCTTGATCTTGACCCCGGCGCGAAGGACGAAGCTGCTGGTCTCAAGAAGCGTGACAAGGCGCGCAAGATGCTGGCAGCGATTGATGCTAATGCCGGTGGCAAGCTGACGGCAAAGCCTGGCCGACCAACGAATGACGATTTGCTGCACCTGACCAAAAAGCCGATGATCTGCACGATGATGCGGTGGAGTATGCCTGACACGCGCAACGGAGGCATGATGCACGGCAACTGGGTGTCTGCTGTTGCGGCGAAAGGCGCAAAGGAGTTGTTCATCGCTGCGGATGAAGCATTGCCAACTGGCGATGGCGGGTCTGCGCGCCGCGATGACTTTGGAACTGGCGGTGGCGCATCGGCTCGGCGCGATTTGGATGCAGATGATATTCCGTTTTGATCTTGCATGATCTGATCTGAACGGAAGTCCAGCGCCACGAAGGTGGGAGCCGATTACCCTGAGCATTCAGAGGCGTGGCGCTGGACACTTTATTATACATGTTTGGAGCGGAAAATGGAACAGCGGACTGAGGCTTGGCTTGCGGCGCGCAAGGGACGGATCACGGCATCATCGGTGGGAGCAATTCTTGGCAATGCGCCGTATGCAACGCGTGACGATGTAATGCGCAGGATGGTGCGGGAATGGGTCGGCGCGTCTGTAGAGTTTGAGGGAAATATCGCCACTGAATACGGCGCGCGCAACGAGGCTGGCGCGCTGACTGAATACCAGATGGAAGTTGGCAACCGCGTTGATGCTGTCGGATTTATCACGCGCGAGGATTGGGCTGGGTGCAGCCCTGACGGGCTTATTGGCGAGAGTGGCGGGCTTGAAATCAAATGCCCGTTTGGGCTGCGTAAAGAAGACGCGCCAGCGTTTAAGTCGCTGGAAGATCAGCCGCACTATTACGATCAGGTGCAATTTTCGCTGTGGGTAACGGGCCGCGAATGGTGGCACTTTTACCAGTGGTCGCCGCGCGGATCTTCCTTGGAAACAGTCCACGCAAGCGAAGATTGGCAAGACGAAAGCCTGCCCCGTCTGCGCCAGTTTTATGCTGAATATCTGGCCGAACGGGAAAGCCCTGAGATCCACATTGAACCGAAGCGCCAGATCATCGACACGCCAGAAGCGCACCGCATCGCTGCGGAATACGATCAGATTTGCGAAGCCATTGATCGTGCGGAGGAGCGCAAGAAGGAATTGCTTGCCGACATGGTGCGCCTTTCCGGGCAGAAAGACACGATCTTTGCTGGGCGCAAACTGACCAAGATCGAAAAGGCTGGCGCGATTGCCTATGCGAAAGCCGTCAAGGAACTTTTGCCAAACGCAGATTTGGAGAAATGGCGCGGGAAGGGTTCTAGCTATTGGGTGGTCAAATGACCTTGCGCCCATATCAACGCGAAGCCGCAGATGCCGCCCTAGAATGGATGAAGCGCAGCGCATCGCCGTTCATCATCGACGCAGCAACAGGCGCAGGCAAGTCGCACATCATTGCAGAGATTGCCCGCGTGATCCACGCCATGACAGGCAAGCGCGTGCTGTGCCTTGCTCCAAGTGCCGAATTGGTTATGCAGGATCGAGAAAAATTCCTAGCCACCGGCAGCAAGGCAAGCACGTTCTCGGCCAGTGCAGGCGGCAAAGAATTGCGCCATCCTGTCGTTTTTGGATCGCCGTTGACGGTAAAGAACAAGATCAGCCGCTTTCAACAAGAAGGGCCGAGTGGATACGCCTTGGTGATCTTGGACGAGGCGCACGGCATCACGCCAACAGTGCGCGGCATTATCCAGGCAATGAGAGATGGCAATCCTAACTTGCGCGTTTGTGGGCTGACGGCAACGCCGTATCGTTTGGGGTCTGGATGGATATTTCGGGAGCATGAAAACGGCAGCATCAACGGCCAGGATACTGCGCGCGAGCCATACTTTGCAAAGTGCGTTTACCGCATTGATGCGCGGACGCTGATTGGTATGGGATACCTGACGCGGCCAGTGATCGGCACGATCAACGCCAGCGGATACGACACCAGCGGGCTTGCGTTGAACAGTCGCGGCCAGTTTGACGCGGATGCTGTAGATCGCGCCTATCATGGCCACGGGCGCAAGACTGCGGCAATCGTTGGCGATGTCGTCGCGCAAGCTGCCGATCGAAAGGGCGTGATGTTCTTTGCTGCGACGGTGAAGCACGCGCAAGAGATCATGGCCAGCTTGCCGCCAGAGATGTCGGAGATTGTCACCGGAGAGACGCCGAAGGCACAGCGAGACAACATCCTGCGTAGGTTCAAGGCGCAGAAGATCAAGTATCTGGTCAACGTGTCGGTGCTGACCACCGGCTTCGATGCCAGCCATGTGGATGTGATCGCCATACTTCGCAAAACTGAAAGCATCGGTTTGCTTCAGCAGATCATCGGGCGCGGGCTTCGTTTGCACGATGGCAAGGCGGATTGCCTTGTGCTGGACTACACCACCAATCTTGAAGATCACTGCCCAGATGGCGACTTGTTTGCGCCTGTTGTGAAAGCAGGCAAGGGCGGCGGTGGCGCGGGGGGTATGACATGTGAATGCCCATCTTGCGGGTATGAAAACGAGTTCACTGCCAATCCACAGTATCTTGATTATCAGCGAGACCAGGCTGGTTATGCGCTTGATTTGGATGGACAGCAGATCATGTCGGACTTTGGCCCGATCCCTGTTCATTTCGGTCGGAGATGCTTGGGGGTGGTGCAGTCTGGACGGCGTGGCGAATATGAGCGGTGCGGATACCGATGGACGTTCAAGGAATGCCCGCATTGCAGCGGAGAAAACGACATTGCCGCTCGTTACTGTTCCACCTGCAAAGGCGAGATCGTTGACCCAAATGAGAAGCTGCGCGCCGACTTCAAGGCGATGAAGCAAGATCCGACGCGATTGCAGACGGATCGCGTTGTAAGCATGTCGGCTGCACCAAACATCAGCCGAAATGGCAACAGAACGCTGCGGGTTGAGTGGGTGACGCCTTACAGGCAGTTCACAACGTGGGTGATGCCAGAGGCCAAACATCTTCGAGGCCAGTCCCAGTGGGCAGCTTTTGATGCAGCCACGATGGGTGGGACAGTTGCCCCCAATACGATCACATATCGCAAGGATGCGGAAAGCGGGTTTTTTGAAATCCGCGCATACAACCGCGCCGAAGATCTGGAACCATCAGAGGTGAGCCATGCGGCTGAGTGACTTTCAAGATATCGCGCAAGATGGCGTCATGACCTTTGGCGATCTTACGTTTCGCGGCAAGTGCGCTACCGAAGATCAAGAGCAGATCACATTTTTCAGCAGAGTTCGGCGGGCCTACCCAGACACATGGGGCAGGATTGCGCTGCATCCTCGCAATGAGGGCTTGCGGATCGGCAAGCAGCTTGCGGCTGTTGCGAGGCACAAGGCCGAGGGCATGACGCCTGGCGCCGCGGATATCATCATTCCGGCGCGTGTTAGCTTTGTCTGCGAGTTAAAGCGGCGAGACCCTACGCTTGGCAAATGGCAAGACGGGCAGCGCGAATATCTTGCAGCATCGGCCAAGGCTGGAGCGTTTGCTTGCGTCGCATTGGGGTGCGATGCGGCATGGCAGGCGCTTGAGGCTTGGCTGGCCGCAAGCGACTTATCCTAACTTGCGGCCATACAGGGCTTCCAGATCGGCAAGGCGCTTGCCGATAGCGGTTTTCGCTGCATCGTCCAAGCGGCCATCTTTGTGCAGTTGAAGCATATATCCCTTCAACTCATGCACGTTGATGATGGTGGCGACTTTTTCTGCGTGAGATGGTTCGCGGCCACGAATGCCGAGCCTGATGCAATGCCACTCTGGTTCGCTGCGTATGATCTTCACGCCGCTTCCATCGCCAGTTCGCCACCGCAGGCCATGTATCCGCAGCCATCCACCCAGTTGTCAGGGTTGGCATGGTTTGACTTGATGCGCGCCAGCTTGAGGAGGGTCATCATCACGGCCACATCGTGGGCGGTGATGTTTGCGTCCAAGTGCGCAGACCAATACGTTGCGATGAGGCCGAAGTTGCGTTCGGCGTCCCCATGCGTGGCGTTGCGGTCCTTGGTGATGTATTCCTTGGCAGCGTCGAGGATGTCGGAGCGGTTCATTTGTTAGCCCCGTCCTGCCCAGCCAAGGCGGCACGCACGACATACTGCGTGATGGACAGGTTGGCTGCTTCGGCTGCGGCCTTGATGGCAGCATGTTGCTCTGATGTCAGACGGCAGTGGATGATTTTGTCGCGGGTCATGGCGCTTTCCTGTGTTGATGCCACACAATATTGCAGTGTTGCAGATTGGTAAAGCCCCCACTCTGGCAGGGGAACGCCCGCGTTTCCGTCATCCGCCGTTATGACCCTGAAGCGTGGCGCACGAATGACAGCAGGTTATGACGACCGCCCGCGTTAGCTACCGCAGAAATGCGCCACTTAACATGCAGCAAGTAAACATGCAGCAAGGCTAGGGCGGATTTTTTTCTGCCGCAAGCTATTTTCTGTGTTGCATGATGCGATGGGGGTGGTATGGTCGGGGCATCGAAACTCTAACCGATGGGGATGCACCATGACCCGACTTCCAACAACCTTTTACATCGCTCTTGGCAA